GGCGATACAATCATGTGGCGACTTGCTCTCGGGTCGCTCGCGAGCGAGGCAGTTATCAACTGTCACGCCAGAAGTGCGTGTACTCACGATAGTCTCAGGCGACATATTATACTGCATAATCAAGTGAGGATACAGACTGTTCAGGTCAAACGAGATAACCCATGAGTGACGACCGATATGCGGTGCCTTCACATATCCACCACCGAAGTCAGTTTTCATATTCTCTTTCTTGGGCGGCACAACGATCTTTCGTTTACACAGCTCGCGATAGATGTAAGTATCCCACAACTGCGTAGTCCCAAATGCTTCCTGATAGTTACAACCACCCTTGTATGCAATAGTCATGGCGAGGTCAATCAAACCCATCTTCTCGTCGATGCGTTCAACCAACTGTACGTCTTTGATGTTGTAGTCGATAAACTTCTGATAATCTTCTTTGTACAGCGTGTACAGATTACCGTGCTCCTCGTAGGATAGTTTCTTCTCGCCGAGTACAACGTTCGCGATATGATCCAGTTTGTACGACTCTTGTACGCCATATGAGTACACGCCAAACTTTTGAAACAGATCCCAGTAATCTAGTTGCTCAATACCAACCAACTCATAGACCTGTTGCTTTCTGCCCTTGAGACTAATCATCTTCTCGCGGACGATACCCCATGGTGACATCTTCTTGAAGGCATCACCACCGAGCAGATTGTTGACACGATTAATCAGATATGGAATATCAAACAGTCTGACGTTCCAACCTGTTACGACATCGGGGCAGGTATCCTTGCCACTCCAGAAACCAAGGAACTTGAGGATGAGATCAAGTTCGCCATCACACTTAATAAACTTGATATGCTCCGGAGCAACGTCGATCTGAGTTTTCTCGGGGTCATACTTATCTTCAAGTGCGAATATGAAAAAGTCAGGGCGACCATGATACTTGAGGCAGATAGATTGTACTTCCTTCTCTGCTCGCTCAGGTTCAGGGAATCCATCATCGGACTCAACCTCGATGTCGATATTAGCGACGAGGATCTGGGCAGGGTCATAGGTTATTTCGTTGGGATAATGTTTCTGTATGTACTGCGCAGCGAAGTTGTTGTTACCATGAACCTCAACATTATCTACGCCATCGTACTGTTTCCAAAACTCAGTCGCTTCGGACAACGTCTCAAACTGCACCTCCGACACAGTCCGACCATCCAGAGTTTTCCAGATAGAGTCGGGTTTATTTGCGGGGAGATACATAACAGGTTTGAAGGTGTCGCGATACTGCTTGCGTTCACCGTTCTCGTATCCTCGGTAACAAATACTGTTACCAACACGAGAGATGTTAGTATAAAACTTCATTCACTACTCCATAACAGAGTATCTATTGTAACCTATTTTGAAAGAAAAAGCAAGTAGTTTAGAGACCGTGGACACCAGATGTTAGTAGTGCGTGATCAGCAAGAGCAGTCGAATTCTCAAGATTGTAAACTCTTGTTGCTAGGTTGTCAAGTGCTGCTTTGACAGCACTGGGTGATGATCCACCCCAATAAACAGCAGCAATACCTGAGGTAAAATGAATCTCATTTACCCAAATCTTTTTAAACCTGAGACCAGTTGTACCGATATCAGTGACATTATTAGTTTCTGGTTGTATGCCAGCATCAGCACCAGCTGTGCCATGCACAACAAACTTGAACCCATGAATCCAGTTAAACTTAAAATCAGCATTGCCGATGTCCATAATTCTATCAGTTGGATCACCGCACACACCAGCAGTACGGACAGCGGGCCACATGATTGAAGTCGCGGGAGCATTATCATATTCGTCTAACAGTATACCACCATCTAGACCATGTAGCATGATCTTATTCATACTACAAGAATCGTCGAACGATCCTTGGAACAAACAACTGCGTACACTGTCAAGTGCACACATTGGTCCATCAGATTTTATGCCACCGCCACCATCTGGATACAGAATGGCAGTTCCGACAGTGTCTTCGACGGTAGCATTGTCACCGCCACCACCACCGCCACCTTGTCCGGAACCACCTTGACTACCGCCAGAGTAGGATCCACCTCCTCCTCCGGCACCGCCACCGCCACCTCCCATATCCATTCCACCACCACCGTCTACCAGCAGTGCTTTTTGCTCATCAGTTAAACCCCAACAAGCATAGTGACCTTCGCCAAGAGGAGGAGCACTAGAATCTCCATCACTGTCTACCCAACCACCAAAAGTACCGTCGCCATTAGGGCGAGTTGAATCCCAATACCATGGATCAAATCTAGGGATAGGAACAAGGATTGGATTACCTAAAGAGTCTAATCCTACGAACGGATCGTCTGGATAACCATAATGCCCTATGGTGATGCCGTATCCAGTCCAATAACCATCTGAATCATTACCTTCAGGAGTAATCAGTGAAGTGCCTGTTCTGATTACTGTGGTAGCAGCTTCAACGAAAGAAGAACCGGATTTTGTGCTGCACGCTTCCTCAATGGCAAATCCAGTGTTAGTGTCGTAGACAATGTATTCGGGTTTTTTTGGCATACTGTTATTTAGTCTTCAATGATCACGAAATCGCGACTCCAAGTCGGTCCTCCGCCAGCAGCATTAGTAACAGCACCATTTGCTGTTTTAAAACTCATAGTTTCAAACATTGGTTTGTCGAGGTCATATTTCATTTGATTGGTGTTGCCGCCATTACGAAACATAAACTGCTTACAAGCAGGATCGTAGAACTCATACCCTATACCTTCAGTGCTAGTTTTGATGCTGGGCGACAAACACTGTCTATCTATATCCTCTCTCCCCTTAGTCGGCACCAACACTTCATAGTCAGGGAAAGGTAAACCCATCTGCTCGAGCAATAGCATAGCACCAAACGGACCTGATATCCTGCTGTCAGTGTAAGGAAAGTTATACATGAGGTCTACAAATTTTTCAGCATATCGCTGCGTCATACCATAAAACTCCATACAGGTTCCTGGCATAAACACATCAACTTCGCCCCAATGCTCATCTACCATGGTACGGAAAGTTTCTTCGTTGATCAAGGCAGCGTCATGCTCCATGATAGCGATAGGTTCACCAGCGGCGATACGTTCAATCAGCATCAACTGGGAATGCATGATAGAGTTGTAGACTTCGTTATCGCAGAACGTACCGCCAAAGAAACGAGCGTGAAGATAATCGTCCGGACCTGCCTCGCCAACATAGAAAGGGATGGGTTCTTGATTCTTCTCGAACCTGATAGGCAGAGTATCTGGTGTGGTGCATTGAACAGGAGTGATACTGACGATATCACTCACTGGTTCAAAGGATGCTAAAGAAAGTTCTACATACCGCATCGACAAGGGATTGCCCATGTCGCAAATCATATAAGCGTCGATCATATATTTTTAGTGCTTGACCCCTATATTATATTTGGGGCAAAGTTCCCATTCACTTTTCTCTCTAAACGAAACAACTTTAATCTGGCGCAAAGGTGCTTTATCTCGCGCCATAGAATTGTCGATTATATTAACTAAACCCCAATCGCTCAAAAGAGTTGCGATTGTGTTTCTTCTGGCAATGTCAGCTTCTTCAAGAGTTGCTTTTTTGCCATCAAGTAAAAATAGTTCTTTAAAATGAACAATAAAATATCTGCCTTGCTTGTGCAAAATGTGGCAAGATTGAAACAGTTTCTTTTCTTTTCGAGAGGCAATGCCTATCCTTGTCAAGGTCTCTCGTACTTTTAGAAAATCGTCTGGTTCGTTCAGCGTGACTTCCAACATGTCCGCTGGCGTCCATGATACTACCGATTCCATACACTAGTCCCATATTTTAGATTGTAGTTATTATTTCACAGAATACTGCTTAGGACTATTTAGCGTTTCCCTCCTTTGGAGAGTTTCTTGGATAGGTTGTCGATATCTTCCTGAGTAAAGAGATCGGATACTGCCTCTGCTTTCGCAGTGCTGTACCCATATGCTTCCTTGATCACGTCAATGTTATCTATCTTCGCCTTCTTCGCCCACTTACTAAATCGCTTCCTCGCTCTGATGGCATTACGAAGGAAGTCAAACTGTAGGCGACCATCGAGATGATGATTCCTGTTCATCTCGTTGGCAAGTAAAACGGTGTCGCGGAAGTATGAAAGACCACGGTTTACCATGAACGAAGGGTATTGCTTCTCGTTCTCAGCATCAAGTATGTCTTTCTTGTTGTGGTTTACACTATTCAAAACATCAAATGGATTCATAATATAATCTCAAAATAAACAAATTTGCGGATCATCCTCTATAGTCAATCCGTCCATTCTAAAAGTGCTCCAAGAGAAAGGAGCAGATTGTGCAGCAATCTCATGCCCTAGTTCATGTAACTGACTCATCAACCAACGAGTTCGGAGTATAGTTTCAGCGTTGTTGGTAGGTGGCGGTTGGTT